TAGCAGCATAAATAGTTGAGCCATTACCTAATGCAAGTACTGTTAAATCTGCATATTGGTCAGTATCAGGTGTTCTACCAATACCAACATTCTCTGAACTATCTATAGTTATGGCAGTAGCATCAGCATTATCGTCTATGCCTCTACTTGTAAATGCTCCTGCGACTGTTACACCTTGTGAGCTATCAACAGTAATAGCAGTTGTATTAGCAGTTTTTATTATAACTTGGTCGTTAGTAGATAAATCTAATCCACTGTCATTATCTCCAGTAGAGTTTACAACACTATTTACTTTTATTTCTGACATATCATAACCCCAATGCTGTTATTTCATCATCAGTTAAACCTAACTTTTTTAGCTTGGTTATCGCTGAAGTTTTATTATCTGCTTTTGCAGTATCTGCATCTTTTAATTCTTGTATCTTTGCATTTACATCTACTTCACTTGGCATTGTTGCACCATCTTTTATAATCTCAATGTGTTGGTATTGCATACGTTCTGAGTTAGGTATCTTGTTTCCATCTGCATCTTCTTTTTTCCAACCATACCAGTTGCCACCATTGAAAGTTTGCAAGGATAATTGTAAATAATCTTTTTGCATTACTGGCTTTCTCCTAATTTTATAAAAGTGAATGTTGTAAAATTTTGGTTTGTATCTCCTTGTAAAAATGAACCACTAGCCATACTTGTTGTCAAAAACTTAACTTGAAATGTGCTTGTATTAGTAACATTTACAAAAAAATGCGAATATGCTGTAACACCACTATCTCCACTTCCTTGCTCTCCTGCATTTAAAAGAGCAACATCATCAAAAGCACCACCACTATTAGTTGATACTTGAGCACCTACCATTGAATTAGCATCTGCATTTGAATTAATAGCACAATTTAAAATAACAAAATATAATCCAGTGCTTGGGAATGTAAAAATACCACTACTTTCTGTCATGCCAGTTCCGATTTTAGAAAAACTTGCATCATCTACTCTTTCAAGATTGGCAGTAATATCAGCATTTGTTCCACCACTTTGATTTGCAGTTAATCTAAACATATCAGCTTCTGAAATAAATGTTCCTACTGGTGGTTGTGCAAAAGTTACAACTTGAGAACTATCTACTGTTATAGCAGTTGTATTTGCAGTTTTTAAAATTATTTGGTCATTTGTTGATAGGTCTATACCACTATCATCACCTGCTAAATTCTTAATATTGTCTACTTTTATTGTTGAACTCATGATATCACCAAATTCCCTGCTACAGTTAATGTTGTTCCAGATGCTATTGAAAGGCTAAAAAAACAACCAGAATTATCACCAGATGCTATTGTCGTATCTGTGTTTAGTTCTTGTTCATGTGTTCTAAAAATATCGCCTTTACCATTTGTAGTATCGCCTTGATTTCCATTTTCTCCTTGAAAGAAACCTGCTCCACCACCTGCTGAAACTTCAGCAGTATCTGTTGCTTGGTCAAATGTAAATAAACTAATCCAAGCATCATTATCTGCATTTCTAATTTTTAAAATATTATTCCCAGTATCATACCATAATTGATAGGCATAGGTTGTACTAGGTGTAGTTCCTCCACTACTTTGAGAAACTATTGCTTGCCAAGCATTATTTAAATCTGTTCTAAAATTAGGAAATGTTTGGTTATCTATAACAAAATCATGTTGAGCCATTTTTTACTCCTTTAAGCTGCAATTTCACCATAACCTTTTGCGACATAATCAAAAGTTCTGCTGACTATGGCATCACTACTATTATAAAAAGTAATTGTAAAACCACTAACACTTTTACTAGTTATAACATAATAATCGCCACTCGCCAAGTTCTGAGCAGAAATACCTACACCTTGAAGTGCTTTAAAGTTTGGAGAGAATGATACTGCTTTTGCACTTGTACCACTTATTATATCATTATCTGCTATAACTCTGTCTGGCATATCTATTGTAACTGATAAAGCACTAACACTTGGTGTTGCTTCTGAATCAAGGGTTGTAAGTACCGCTTTAAATTTAAATGCTCTTGCTTTATAATCTCCAACTACAAATTTTCTAAAATCTGTATATGTTGGAGAACCTGCAGGATCATCTTCTGTAGTTGCTACTTGCAGTTCAACATTTGTATCTCCAAATTCATTTGCATCTCCGTCAAATAAACCCTCTCTATCATCAAAGTTTCCACTTGCATCATCAAATTGAATACCAAAGTCAACTCTCGTCATTGTAATATTCGCAGTTACTCTACTTGTATAAACTGCACCTACATCAATATAATTATCAAATTCATAAGTTCCAGATGATGCCACAGTACCACCTCCACCATCAAATAAACCTCCAGTTGTATCAAAATTTCCTGCAGCACTATCAAATAAAATACTTGTTCCTAACCTTAATTCATTTCCAACAACTACTGTAGATGTTTTTGCTCCAGAAAATGTTGGGTTTTGTGTAGATGTAGCAACTAAATTTAAATCTTTAATATTTTCAATAATTGCTACTGAAGATGTTGAGTCAAGTGATTCATTACCTAATTTATCAACTGCTTTTATAAAATATGTGCCTGTCATTGCAGGAACAACTGCAGTATTTGCAGGTCTTGATACTTTTGCTATTAAATCAATAGAATTAGCATATGTAGCACTTGCAGTAGTATCCCTTGAGTGTCTTATCCTATAATGTGATAAATCCAAATCTGGTACTGGTGTCCAACTCAAATGTGCTTCTGTATTTACAATATTTATTGCAAAATTAGTAACATCAGCAGGAGGAGCAGTTTTACCTACAACTTGATGTTGTGATGTCGTAAATTCAGAAACTGCAAATCTTGTTAATGCTCTTGCTCTCACATCATATGTGGCATTATCCTCTACATTTAATAATTCAAATCTGCCAACACTTGATTTACCCATATTTACATAAACAGATTGTGTTGATTTTTTTGCTTCTACTTCAAAATCTGTTACTTGCACCAATGGACTCGCTACATCTGCTATCAATACGCTTACTGCTTCTTCATTTAATACTCTTAATTCATCAGAAACGGTTAATGATGGTGCAGTTACTTCAAAAGGATTTGGTAATATTGTATTATCAATTAGGAATTGTTTTTCATCTACATTTGGTGTCCAGTCATAAACTGCACTATTTAATTCTCTTAAAACTAAATTTGTGCCTAATGTAGGTGAACCATTTGAATTATCTATATTTAAAGACCATTCAGCAACCTCAAATACTTTAGAACTAAATCCAAATCGTGTATTATTTATCATTACTGTATCGCCAACATCTAACTGAAAGCCTTTCATACTACAAGGATATGTTATTGATACTTGTTGCCTGTTTCTATAAAGTGCTATCTTGGCTAATCTTTGTGCCATTGTTTCAGATGTTGTGTATGGTAAATCTAAATCAAGAAATTGTCTGTCGCCACCATCTTCAGCTTCAAAGGTTGTTGATGTTATTGCAGGATAATCAGCTAAAATATAATTTGTTTTTGTAGATGTAAATTGACCTTTTACTGCATTATAGTTATCTCTTTTTGATCTTTTTGTCTGTAATTGTATTGAACCTCTTAAATCGCCCTCATCAAGTGTAATTGTTGGTGTTACATATTTAGCAACTTTCATTTTAAAAACACCATTTGTATAGGTAACTATTCCACCACACGATGTTAGTAGATTTTGTAATATGGATTTAGGACTACCACTTGTTTGGAAAGAGCCATGTAATTCATATCTTTTTTCTGTTCCAAATCCAACAAAAGGTATGTTGTCTGGCGCTATATTAATAGTTTCATCACAAATATTTGCTGCAGTAATAATTGATGCATCACTTACTTCGTCATCAGTTGCACCAAATCCATATGAGGTACTTTTTAAATAATCCCTAACTATTAATGCAGGATTAGCACTAAATGCAGTTGTTGATGTTCTTGGGTCAAATACTTTTTTACCTTCAACTAAAGCAGATACGTTTGGAATACCTTGAGGAAAAGCATTTCTATCAAATATTAATTTTACATAAATATAGGCAATACCCCTTAATCTATGTTGATCTGTCCATTTACCATCAGATTCATTAATTAGAACACTATCAGCACTTTGACTCGTGCTACCTAAATGTTTTC